TCCAAACATAAGAAGCGTCAAATTGGTGTCCACTACCAGACAACTCTACCATGTCTACAGATATATCAACACCCGACCATGACCTCATTGTACAAATAAAAGCCATCTGCCCACTCAAATTAGGGTTATAAGGACTAGCGAGTGCAAACAAACAATCAGAGGGAAATTGATTTGTAAAAGTAGTAGGAACAGTCACAACACCTGCTGGTAACTCACCATACTCTGTGTACCCCATTTTCAGAATATACCCGTTAGGCAGCCCTATTGATAATTGGAATGTTGTATCACTAGCAGGAAACGCACTGCTTAAATTGTCGGGTGATATAAACACACCAGATAATGCACCCGCCAAAACTTCGGCGGGCGTTGCTTCTCGACTTATACCAGCTATAGACGTTGTCGCTGCAACGGGTAATTGGTCTTTTCTTACAGATTCGTCTGAATCGACAGCGGCCGCGATTTTAAAACGATTGCTTGTATTGCCGTTTTTATCAGCTTTGTCTGCTAATAATTGCGAATCTTTAAACGTTTTAGGCGTTAAAAATGTACTGTTATCTGTACCTGTGTTTACCTGCGCTTGACTAGCAATCAATGGATTCACGCCGTAAATGTTAGTACCATCGCCAAAAAACACACGGCTTGTGCTTTGTGTGACTAGACCACCCGTACCGCTTGCTGTTTTCACTGTAACAGTAAACGCGCCTGTGGTATTGTTTGCCACAATCCACTGTTTAACAAATACAGGGACAATCAGATTAACATTAGCAGTCAATGTGCCACTTAAAACAATAATATCTTTTGCGGCTTCACTATTGGTTAGCGTTACATCGCTGCTTGTTAATGTTTTCGATGTTATACCGACATTGTTAATTGGTTGCCAATTCGCGCCACCTGTATCGGGATTAGTTGTATTGTTATCAACACGATTCAACCAAAAACCATCGCCACCGCTACGCAACAATACCGCGCCTTTAGGATAGCCGCCCACATCGCTATCGTTTGCAAAAGTAGAATCATAAACAAAACTACCACCCGCCGACTGCCATTTATTGAGCGATGATAAATAGTAAAAAATACCATTCATATCTAAACCTTGTGGGGGTATGCCACCGCTACCCACAGGTTGTCTAGTCAATGGTGGGAAGCCATCATTCATTGATGCACGTCCCGCCGATGGACTAGAACCTTCGGGAATAGTATTTTTCTCGCCATTTTCAGCAAAGGGTAGTGCTACTTTTCTTGGTGCATTGCTTAATAACATAACTAAATCTCGCTTATTGCAGTTTCAACACCCGCAATCGTGGGCATTAAATCGCGTAAAATGGCTTTATCTAAAGACGACAAAACAAACTCAAAAGTATAAGTCACGGTCATATCTTGATTGTCGATAACGTAGCATTTGCCGCGCCCTAAAAATAACATCGTTAGTGCTTGGTTAATGGTTAGCGCGCTAATCGGATTGATGTTAAAAAATGCTTTGGTTAATAACACCCTACGATAATTATCATCATTTAAAATAACCGCGTCTGAATCATTAGCACCATTGTAAAAAGGGGCTTGGTTGAATGGTTGATAGTCGCTTGAGTTTTCATCAAAACCAAAATAGGTATCGGGTTGAATCACAAAAAAACGTCTTGTGATACCTAAGATGCGGCCTAAAATATCCAAACCAAAACCCCGCGCCGTGTCGATATTCCATATCCAATTGGTAAAGTTATAAAAATCAACATCGGGACTAATCCACTGATTAACATTATCAATCAATTGTACAATTGTTGGTGATTGTGCGTACTGACTGATAATTGTCTGTTGATAACCAATCATACCAAACTCACTAGAATATCGGATTCGTCAAGCGTGGGGTTTTCATCAATACCAAAAGCAATCGAATTAAAAATAACAGGCTGTGTGCTTTTTGACACAAGCACCGACAAAATAAAAACATTTTGGCCAACGGTAGCTATATTGTAATAAAAATTACTTGCTAACACCGTACCACCAATACGCGCTTTTTGACCACCTACGCCGTTAAACGCATTTACAATTGCAGTCTTTATGCTTTGCACAATGCCACTTGGTAACAATGGCGTGTTTTGAATTTGTACCGTTATTTTGAATCGGGTATCAGTCGGGCGATTGAATGTAATATCGTATGTGGGCTGTGGCGAACTGTAGCTAGTATCAGGGACGCTTACTGTCGTGTTGCCATTCATGCCGCAACCTAAATTTAACTTTTGTAAAATAGCCCTGCCGATTAAATTATCATCACCACCAACCACACCGACATAAACAGAATTAGGCGCAAGGACATAATTAGTCGAACCGTAACTTAATGACGTGCTTCTTGGGTTATTGATAACGATAGCATCTGACACATTAGCAACAGATAGCACATTAGAAAAAATAGCACCAGTTGAACCATTTGTATTTTGAAATACACTTAACTTACGTCTGTACTCAAAAGCCTGTGGCGTTTCAGTGTCTCGACCAAGCGTACCTGCCGCCACGTTTTCAACACGGTCAAGCCCTGCTACGGCCTGATAGATTTTAACGCTGTTAATTGCACAGGGTATCGCGCCGTTTTCAAAATTGGCAAACTCTAGTGTAACATTGCCACCGCTACCAATTACCCCACCATCGACCGCATAATAAAAGTTGCCGTCAATGTCGGTTATTTGTGAGTTTGCAGGGATAACAGTACCTGACACACCAATACAATTAACATTAACAATTGTTGGCAAAGGCGGTAAGCGTTCTAAAAAGTAAAGTTTAGCGATAGCATCTTGCATAATGCCGCTAGATGTTGCGGGGTCAACAAGTGAGACAAACTGAGCAAAACTATCATTTTTATCTGCAATGATAGCTGTCCAACTCGATGCAAGCTGACCTTGTGGCGTTTCTAAGTTTGCGCTTAATCGATTACCAAAAGCCGCGTTAATGTCTGTTGAGCAGCCTGTTAAAATATCGCTCTCTTGAGGCAATACTAGGCCGTTGTCTGTAAATTCAATTTTAGGTACGCTGCTAAAACCCGACATTAAATGTACCGCCTAAAGTATCTGTGAATGTTAATATACCCGATAATGCCCGACCATCAAAACTATTTATTTCTACATCGGCACTTACCACATTTTGCACCGACAAAGCCGCGTCAATCAGATATTGTCTCAAAGCATCTTCGGTGGGTAATTTGCCTAAAATTTCTTCATTGTATGGCACGCCCTTATTTGTGTTGTACCACAATTCACCCAAAAACAAACGACACGCACTAGCCACATCTTGAGCGAGTGAGTAAGGCGAATCAGCGAGAGCAATGTTACCCGATGCGTCCACTACTAAATCCCATGTGTTTTGGTCTAGCAATAGTGTGGTCATGGTGCAATCTCACAATTAGCAAATTGATTAGCCTTGTCTTTGATTTTATCAATCGTTAGTCCAATCTGTATAACTAAAAAAGCGGTTTGTGACTGATAAGTCAAAGCGGGAGCGGCCAATGGTTTAATGACATTATCAATCAAACCCTTAATCCAGTCTATCACTTCATCTGGCGTTGTTGGTGCGCTAAGTAATTCTAAAATTGGATTAACTTTAGCGAGTTGTTCTTCAATAACGGCCAGTTGGTCTTGCATGGTTTTAATAACAATACTTGCTGTCGCCTGCAATTCGGCGCATGACGATACATTGTCAATCTGAGTTAATAAATTATCGTAGTACTCTTGGTTAATAATACTCATAATATATTTGTGATTACCCCATTATTGACATTGATAACTTGACCAGTGCTTGAACTAAATACACCTGTCGCACCTGTGCCGACTGATAGATTGCCACTGATTTTGACTAACGCGCTAACCAATTCGACAAAACCGCCGTTATTAAAATTCAGGTATTGTGTAGGTTCAGGATTCAAAACACCTGATAAATAAATGCCGTCTGCCATGCTCATTACACGATACGAATTAGGGTTTGCCTGTTCTTTAGTTTCAATAACATTAGTAATGTCCCTATCTGCAAAAATAGCTAGGCCAATATCATCTATTTTCGGGTCACACAATACGCCCGTGTTACCACCTTGCAGCCTAACAAATGGCAAAGAGAATAAAATACCATAAGGTACGGCATTACCTTTCGCATCTAGCATATTAACAAGCGGCTGCACGTTGACTGTATTGTCATCATTAACTTGCCTAACCTGTACTAACGTCATTGTGTGTTTCTTGTTTATCATCTGAGTAAAAAAGAACACAAGCGCGTTATAGTCGCTAGATGCCGAAAACTTAGTTTGATTACCTTGCCTAATATCTAAACTCATC